CAGGCAATAAGGGAAAAGCTACAACGGATGCTCTAAACACACACCTTGAAGATAACGTTAGACACATCACCAATGCGGAGCGTACATCTTGGAATAACAAGGTAGACAAAGAAGCGGGCAAGAGCCTATCATCCAATGACTTCACAACAGCCGAAAAAGAAAAACTGGCAGGCATCGCTGCCGGTGCAGAAGTGAATGTACAGGCAAACTGGAACGAGTCAGATCAGACTTCCGATGCGTTCATTCAGAACAAGCCTAGCATCCCTTCCAAGACGTCAGAGCTGACAAATGATAGTGGTTTTGTAACTAATACAGCTATGCAGTCTGCACTGGATCAGAAGGTCGATAAGGTGGCTGGTAAGGGACTCAGCACAGAGGACTTCACCAGCGCCGAAAAGACGAAGCTCGCAGGCATTGAAGCTGGCGCTCAGGTAAATACCATCACTGGCGTGAAAGGCGATGCGGAGACAGACTACCGGACCGGAAACGTGAACATCACAAAAGAGAATATCGGTCTTGGGAATGTCGACAACACATCCGATGCTGACAAGCCAATCAGCACGGCTGTGCAGACAGCACTGGACGGTAAACAGGCAACGCTGACGTTTGACGGCACACCTACGGCAGGTTCAACCAACCCCGTGACGAGTAGCGGAATCGCGGCAGAGATTTCTGCATTAAATAGCAATTTAAGTCAAAAAGTTTCAAGCGTGAACGGTGAAACACCCGACACAAACGGCAACGTGGAAATTGATGCAACGGACATCGAAACATCAAGCGGAGTTGCTATTAAGTCAGTAAACGGAAACCCCGTTACTATCGCTGATGCATTACAGGGAAAAGCGTTAGGAGTGAATACGGCACTTGAACCGATTCAGAGCGGTAGCGGAACACCTTCACCCACAAACATTCGTCCTATCACCGGAAGAACGCAGGTGGAAATCTCCAACAAAGATTCTGAAGATGTAGAACAGGTATCTGTTACTGTTAATCTCGGTCAAACGGTTTACGGTGGTACTCTCGATGTGACAAATGGAGTGCTGACGGTTGGTAAAGGTTACGTTGATTTGGGAACTCTCGATTGGCAAAATAATGGTGGCACCGGTGGCTTCCGAGAGTTTGCAGTTGTTATATCAGACAAGGCTAATGGCATCACTAATATGATGTGTTCTGCATTGGAAGTCAAAAGTGCGAACGAATACAAGTGCATAAGAGGCAGAGCAAATTCCGGTAACGTATCGGTCGTTTGGGATATTGTTTCGGTTTCAGATTTCAAAACAGCGGTAAGTGGTTATCAGTTGGTCTATGACCTCGCAACACCTCAGACCATCCAACTGACACCTGCACAGATCAACCTTCTGACAGGAACAAACATTATAAGCACCAATGCAGATGATTTGTCTGTCAGATATTATGCGACAGGTCAGACTGGCAACGTGGAAGGAAACATTGCATTTCTGTTAGACAAGACCGCAAGTAACGAAACGGCAGTCAATACTGTATCTGAATCAATCGCTCCTACCGAAACAGGAACTGCAACACAGAATTATGTGGCAGGGTCTTATCTGATGCTGAACAACAAGTTGTGCAAGGTCACATCTGCCATTGCCACAGGCGAACAAATCATTGTTGGGTCAAACGTTCGATATACAACAGTCGCAGAAGAACTTGCGGCGATACTTGCACAAATCAATGCGTGAACTGCATTAAATCAGCATTTAATTCAGTAACTAAAAACAGTAAATGTGTAAATATTTTGCACAAAATATAAATAAGAAAGAGAGGAAAGAAATTATGAAGTACGCAATTATCAAATCTTCTAATGGGTCATTCGCCATTGAATCAGAATGGTCAGACCTTACAAAAGCAAAGGCTCATTATCATGCCGTATGTCAGACACTGTGGAATGCATCGGATGTGGTCACGGCGAAAATTCAGATTGTGGACGAACAGTTGAACGTGGTCGAAGGATACAGAGAGTTCATCCGTCATGAGCAGATAGAAGAACCAATCGCTGAATAATCACATAGCCATCCTACGGGGTGGCTTTTCCTTCCCTTGAGATGTACGTACAAATATAGTAAAATGTACGCATGAAAGACAAGCGAATATTCATACGAGTTTCGGAAGAGTTCTTGGAGAAACTTGAATACCTCATGCGTATTAACGGGTTCAAGAATCTTTCGGAAACCATACGCAAGATTATCGAGAAGGAGTACAGAAAGGAGAAGGAAGATGATTCAGATTGAGATGGATATGCCAAAGTCGTGTGCAGTGTGCCCGTTTAATTCACGATGCGATGACTGTGATGGTGCAAGTAACTATTGCATGGCAAGAAAAGAAAAAATGAAGGTAGTAAAAACAACATACCCGCATGTGTTCGGGAAATATGGCGATATGGAAGACCGTATGGATAAGTTAGGACATAAGGCGGCGATTGATGAGATTGAAATTACGTCGTTTGATGATTACGGCGATTATATGCGGGCAAGGGAATTGATTGAAGAATTGCCGCCCGCATATCCAAAGAAAGGGAAATGGATATATACCCGTTATTACACATGGGAATGCTCTGAATGTAAAAAGAATCCAACTTTAGGAACGGGCTATGTTCAGAACAAAGACGAATTGTTCGAATTTTGCCCGCATTGCGGAGCAGATATGATAGGTGAGAGTGAATGAAAAGAATGATTATTATAGTGCTGATGGCGATAATGATGACAGGTTGCGGAGCGACAGTTGATAGGGAGACACAATCAGAAACAAGCAGATTTGTGGAATTGGAAAGAACAGGCAGATGGACGGTTGTGGCTGATAAAAAGACAGGCGTCATGTATTCCGTATCTAATGGCGGATACAATATTGGAACATTCACATTACTGGTCGATGAAAATGGAAAGCCGTTGGTTTGGAAAGGTGAGAGCGAATGACAACTATTGTTCATGGGCAGAACGGAAGGTGAAATGTGATGAGTGACTTAATCAGCAGACAGGCGGTGATTGAGTTAATTGAGCGGATGAAGCCATTTCATCAAGATGCCGACGATATCTTAGAAATGATTGATAATATGCCATCCGCGCAGCCAGAAGAAGTAATCCCACACAGAAATTACAAGTATTTGTCAGATTATTGGTGCGAATGTGGGTGGCATCTTGGAAAGAAGGGCGAAGTGAAATACTGTTCCGAGTGCGGAAGGAAGGTGAATTGTGGTGAGTGACTTAATCAATAGAGAAGAAGCGATTGATACACTCAACATTGGTGCGGAATTATTGAGACGTGTATTAGATGACACGGATATTGTTGGTGCCGAACGTGCAAAATATGAATGGGGATTGGGATTGATTGAATCGTATATCTCCGATATGGAAGAGTTGCCATCCGCAGAACCGCGTTGGGTTTCGAGCAGCGAACGGGTACCAAAAGAATCGGGCAAATATTATGTAAGTGGTGGAGACAAGGTTTGGATTTGTGAGTTTCTTATCATTCCAAATTTTACAGGTGGATGGTGTAACGATGCTTCAAATCCTGTTGTGCAAGCGTGGATGCCGTTACCAAAACCGTATGAAGGAGATAAAGAGTGAGTCACGACATTGAAATCTGTGCGAAGAAAGAATTATTCCTTGTACTTCCCCGTGGAATTGGCAGAAGCTGGATTTTGGCTGAATACAGAAGAATCCTTGAGGAAGAATCAAAAAGAGAAAAACCCGAATACGAACCGGAAGTTGCTCCTGGCGTGGAAGCTCAGCCCGATCAAGAGTAAACTTTACTCACCTAGAGCATTATTCGAAATTGAATAATTGTTCACAGAATCTATAATGATTTTGGGTAGCAACAGACGGTAAAAAAACAGCCTGTTATATGAAACGTTTCTTGTTTCTATGGCTACTGTTGGAGATCGCAGGGAGCGACCCATCCAGCCTGACAAGGCAACTCTTACATACGGCTTCAGTTAGGAAGTTCGAACCCAAAGGGACAGAAAATAAGAACACTCTATGTTCATCTACAGGATGCTTGTGTTCTTGAGTTCTGCCCCTTTATTTTTAGGTATCTACATTTTATTCCGGAAGACAAATGAAGATATAAAACCGCGCACAGAAGATGCGCTAGAAAGTAAAGGTGTTTTTATTATGGCATTAGAAGACGGTAACGGCATGGTTATGCCGGTTACTCCCATGTATGGCAATGCTTACAACAACGGCGGTTTCGGTGGCTTTGGCAATGACGGCTTCTCATATCTGATCATTCTCTTCCTCTTCGCGATGTTCGGGGGTTGGGGCAATGGCTTTGGGAACAACGGCGCAGGAAACGGTTGCTCCTTCCCGTGGATGCTTGCAAACAATACTGACAACCTCGTCACTGCCGGATTCAACCAGAGTGCTACTGCCGGCGCCCTTTCGGGAATCCAGTCGGCGATCACAAACGGATTTGGAAACGCCGAAGTCTCTCGGTGCAATGCACAGTCTAATATCCTGCAGACCCTCAACGCGAATCAGAATGCTACCACAGCAAGCATGAACAATATTGCTTCTAATCTTCAGAACTGTTGCTGTGAAAACCGGCTCGGACTGGCAAACCTCACCGCTACCGTACAGAGCGAGAACTGTGCTGACCGTGCTGCCGTTTCCGATGGCATCCGTGATCTCCTCGCAAATCAGACGGCTAACACTCAGCGGATTCTCGATCAGCTCTGCAACGATAAAATCGATGCGAAGAATGAAAAAATTGCTGATCTTGAACGTCAGCTCACTATGGCGAACCTTGCCGCATCTCAGACGGCTCAGACCGGCAGGATCCTTGCGGACAATGCCGCTCAGACTCTTGCCCTTGAACAGTATCTGAACCCTGCCCCCGTTCCTGCTTATGTTGTACAGAACCCTAACTGTTGCAATCAGGGCGGATGCGGTTGCGGATGCTCCGGCAACTTCTGAGAACGAGGGAGTAACTAAACATGGCGGAATATATCGCTAATGAGGAACAGCTCGTTAACCTCAACGATCCGATCCTGTTCTCGGCGTCTATCCCTTGCAACAGAGGCTACGTCTTCCATGAAGACGAAACAGGGATTTTTATTCTCCGTGGGGTCACTAACAATTGCTTTGCTCGGTATCAGGTCACCTTTAACGGGAACATTGCCATCCCGGCTGGAACGGTAGTTCCGATTGCGGTTGCTATTGCGGTAAACGGTGAACCTAGACCTACCAGTCGCGCAATCTTCACTCCTGCGGCAGTAGAGGAATACGGAAACGTAACGAGCACAGCGATTGTTACAGTTCCGAAAGGCTGTTGTTTCTCACTGTCGGTTCGTGCAGTCAGCGGAGTAACAGATGTTGCTGAAACACCGGCACCGGCGATCAGTGTTATCAATTCAAATCTTGTAATTAACAGGATTGCATGAGGTGTAGACATTTATGGACACAATGATGAAAGTGCGGGAGATTCTCTGCACAGAACTCGATGAACTGGCAACGAAACCGAAACTGACCGCAGACAGCCTTGCCGAGATCGACAAGATCACACATTCCATCAAGAGTATCGACACTATCCTTGCGATGCAGGGGAGCGGATACTCAGGACGCATGTACCCACACGGAGAGGACATGACGTATCAGTATGGATACAACAACAGTTACCGGTATCAGCCAAGGGACAGTATGGGACGCTATACATCCTACGGATGGGACGCGATGCCGTACAGCGGAGCAAATAATCCTGCTCAGAGTAATGGCGGATATAACACCGGCTATTACGGCACAGGAGACATGCATTCCAAGCTCTCTGAAATGATGAACAAAGCGACAGACCCTAAGGAGCGGGAAATCATTCAGAGAATTATGAACACCATGTAGTATTCCTCCTACTGCATGGCTTGAGCAAAGCCCGTGCTTCGGCGCGGGTTTTGCTTTTCTATTGAATTTATTCCGAAGGATTGTACAATTCAATTGTGCTATGAATCCGTGATGTGATGGATTTTTCACTCAGCACTTCCTTTCTACGAAAGATCGTCGACCAACGGGCGGTCTTTCATTTTTTTGAGAACATTTCTGAGAACATTTCTGAGAACATTCACAGCAAAATAAGGGTAGAAACAGCACGATAACGCATGGAATTACACGTAAAAACACGTAAAAACACGTACCCAACGATTCCCCTCATCTGCTCCATAGTTAAGAAAACCGCATAAATATGCGGTTTTTTGTTGCTTTAAATCTATTTGAGAACATTTTGAGAACATTTATGCAGATTTTCGATTGTTCTCAGCATGCTCTCATCGGATTCCCGCATCAGATGCGCGTAGGTTTCCAAGGTCTGAGTAACGGTCGCGTGCCCCAGTCTCTTGGACACCGCAAGGATATTTGCCCCGTTGTTCAGAAGAACGCTGGCGTGACTGTGCCTCAGATCATGCAGGCGGATAGGGGTAACCCCGCTGTCCTCGATTCCTTTTTTGAAATAGGAGAATACTTTGCTTGTGGGCATCGGGTGTACGCCTCCAAACACAAACGGGTCGGATGCCTGTATAAACGGCTCCAGAATCGCCATTGTTTCCTTGTCGATTGTGATTGTTCTCTCGGAAGAGTCGGTCTTCAACGGTTTGAATCCGTCCTTGAAATATTTCATGCTCCGGTAGATATGCACACGGTTTCCCGTGAAACAGTCCTTGGTCAGAGCGATTGCCTCCCCGCGTCTGCATCCTGTCCAGTACAGAAACGTATAGAATGCTTGGTAGACTGGCGGTTTCACTGCGCTTATGAAACGGCTGAACTCCTCCGGCGTCCATACAAGCATCTCTGTTCTGTCTTCCTTTGTCATCTTGTATGAATTCAGTACGGAACCTGTATTCTGACCGCCATAGACCGTGCTGTAGAAGGCAAAAACGCTTCGGATGTATTGCAATCCATAATTCATGGTTCTGACGGCTAGACCGCGCTCCTTTAGACTGTTACGCCATTCGACGAGTTCTGCTTTAGTGATTGTATCAATCGGGCGGTCTTTCAGGTCCGCAAAGTACATCGAGATCCATGTGGATTTCTTGTGCAACGAATCTTTCGATGTGTCGTTATTTTTCTGAGATATCAAGAAGATGTCCCAAAATGTTGACGAAGTACTTGTGGGGGTATCGTATTTATTCTCTGCCTCCCAGCGCGATGCTTCCCGTTTAGTTTGAAAACCGCGCTTGGTGATCTGCCGGGACTTGCCAGTGACAGGATCCTTCACGCGGTATTTGACGTAGTAGCCGGAATCCGATTTATATACAGGCACTTGAAATCCCTCCTCTCATTTTGTTAAAATAGCACTGCGGAAATGTAGTTATATGGTTCTACGTTCCGTTCCTTTCCGGGGGCGAAAGCCTTCGGTTTTTTATTATTCATCAACCATTGTTAAACAATTCAGATACAAGATCAGACGGATCAGCGTCGATTACCTTGCAGTAATCTATCAGATTGGACGCGAATAGCAGACGTTTTCCAAGTTCCCAATGTCCTACGGACGTTTTCGAAACGCCCATCATGTCCGCGACCTGTCGTTGTGAAAGACCCTTTTCTTTGCGTTTCATGGCAAGCCATGCGCCGATCTCTTTATTATAATTTTTGTTGTTCATGATGCCCTCTCTCCGTAACCAAAAGATAACACCGGCGGAGCCAAAATGCAAAAAAAAGTGTTGACTGCCCCCTCTAAGGGGGCATATACTGATTGACGAAAGGAGAACGAGATGGCAGAAAAAGAGAAGAAGAAATATACCGTAAAAGCGATTGCCGCCGTAATGGATACAACCATCGAAGGGCTTGCAGAACAAGCCGGAATCGCATTCGATCATCTAAAAGGCGTTTCGTGTGGAAGGCTACGAATGACAGCAGATGACCTCCTGAAGCTGAGTGCGGTCTCCGGCATCGACCCGTTTGACATCAAAGCCTCCTAATTTTTTTACCCTCACCGCCCCCGGAGAGGGGGCAAAAGTAGAAAGGAGAAAGGGAGAATGTCACGAAGAACAAAAACGAGGGAAGAGATCGCGTGTTCATTCTATGTGAATGTGTCCGAAATCTGCAGACTGTTCGAACTGGGAAGAACCGCAGCCACACGCGTTTATCACAAAGCGCAGTCAATTGACGAGCAGGAACTGAAAGAAAACTGCCTCGCCGGAACAGAAGTCCGGCTGACCTCAGTGCTCAGAGTTATCGGGATCACGGAAGAAGAACTCCGGCGAAAGGTTCCCGCAAAGGAGACCGAGTGAGACTCACTCGGATTAAGAAAGGAAGGCTAAAACCACATGTTCAAGTTCATGGACGAAATTTTCGATTACACGGTAGACGAATGGCAGGTAGCGTACGCGTATTACTTCTTCGCGGCAATCACAGGAGTCCTGCTCGCCGTAATCCTCTACCTCATTGTCGTAGCGATTTAAGAAAGGAAGAACCACAGGAAATGGAGAGAAGTGTATTTGGAATCACTGACCGTTGGCAGACAGCACTCACCATCACCGAAAATCCAAGAGGACTGAAAAAGAAGGTTCGCGAGTGGAACAACGAATTTGGGAAAGATGAGACTCACAACGTCTACATCATCTCTGGAAGCAAGGGATACCGGCTCACAACGGACAAGGGCGAGATTATGCAGTCCATTGAGAAGGAAGAACGGCTGGCAAGGGTTCGTTTCAAGCAGGCGGGAAGAAGAAAGAGAAGAGCACAGAATTTCTTCACGAAGAATGAGAGGTTGCCGATATGAGCGTCCAGTGGGGCTTCATGAAGTTCAAAGCTGATGCCCAGAAGTGCTTTGACGAGGTTCAGACACTCGGAGAGGAATACACACCGCACCAGGTGCTTGACCTTGCACGCGATCCCAATACGGAACTGCACAAGTGCTTCGACTGGGACGATACATCGGCAGCCGAAAAATGGAGAATCCAGCAGGCACGGTTTGTATGTAACTCATTCACGGTCGTAATCGAACAAGGCGAAGAAAAAGCGCCTCAGCGTTTCCGTGTAATTCAGCACGACAAAGAAGACCGTGTGTATCGTCCTGTAATCTTCACAGTCAGAGACGAAGATCAGTACGCAAGGCTGTTAAAGCAAGCAAAGGATGAAATGGCAAGTTTCAAAAAAAGGTACAAGGCAATCGTTGAACTAGAAAAAGTCATCGAAGAGATAGACCTGGTACTCAATCAGTAAAAGTCACAGTCTCACAGGTTCCTACCAGTGCGTTGAACTGGAATGCATTACAGAAAAAAGCAAAATCTGACAGAACATAACATAACATTACAGAACATTACAGCGCATTGGTATGAGCCTGTGAGCGGGCAAAAATACAGAACAGCATTCACCACTAACGTTTATTACAGCGTAGGACAAAACAATACAAAACTCATTACTACGGAACGTGGATTCATAAAGCTACATTGGTAGCTATTACAAAACAGCATATAACAAGTCATTACAATTCACTGCAGCGCACGATACCGCAAAACAACATACAGCAGAACATATCAGTGTAGCTTCATGAGTCCACGTTCAATCAAAGGTTTAGATCGGTGTGTTGAACACCAAAAACTGCTTATTAAAGAACAATTCAGTAGACGGAAATAGACAACAAAACATTACACTTCAACGCATCGAATTAAGCCTTTGATTAGGGGCAACACCCCACGTAGTAACACTTCTCAGACCCATAGAGGTGCATTGGCACCAAGAATCCCACAAAACGACATAGAGTGACGCATCGAAAAACACGAGAGTGCAATAAACCACATTTCTAGATAGCACAATAACTCGCAAGACAAAACAATGCACCTCTATGGGTCTGAGAGAGCCATACAGAAAGGAAAGGAAGAAAACATGGCAAAGGAAAAAGTAATCACTATCAAACCGATTGAAATCAACACGATGAGAATCACCATCGAGGGAGACTCTGATCTCATCCTCAACCGCATGAACAAGCGCACCGTAGAGATGCTTACGGATCAGCGCAAGGACAAGGGCAAGACCATCCGCGAAGCGAATGTTTGGGAAGACGTTATCACTTCGATGCACTGGCGTGACCCGCTGCCTGATCAGTATGACGAGAAGACTCTGGAACGGCTTCTCAAAGAGAACGCTCCGTGCATCTCTGCATTCGGTCTGAAGAAGAGCTTCGGACAGGCTGTTGTCCGTAACGAAATCGATAAATATGCGACAAAATTCGATGCCTCGGTCAACATCGTTGCCCCTGGAAACCTTATCCCCATCACGTTTGCAGAGCACTTCGTAGACGAGAAGCTGATGTCTCCGAAGCGCGGAGCGCCTGTACTCAGCAGGCAGAACCGTTTCACAGGGTGGAAGGCAAAATTCACGGTTCAGTACATGGACGGTGGCAGTTACTCTGCGGAACAGATTGTTCAGGTAATTAACCTCGCTGGGTTCGGTCTCGGCATCGGAAGCGGACGTACAAGCGGATACGGAAGGTATCACGTAGTAGGAGTTGAGTAACAGGAGAAGGAAATGAAATACCACACAACGCAGAGCCGTGTAGGGAATATCCGTGAGGACATTGAGGACCGGAAGAACTACATCGGCGGGTCTGATGTAGGAGTAATCATGGGTGCCAATCCGTGGAAAAGCAGATACAGCTTGTGGGCGGAGAAAGTAGGACTTATCGAACCGGAAAAGATTGATGACAAGGAATCAGTCTGGTGGGGCAGAGAGACGGAAGAACTGATTGCCAAAAGGTTCTGCGAAAAGACCGGGAAAAGAGTCCAGCGATCCACTATGGCATACGGCATCCGTGAACTGCCGTTCATGAGAGGACACGTAGACCGGCTTGTCATGAAAGAGAGTGCCGGACTGGAATGCAAGTCTACAGACTCATGGAAATTCAACTATGAAAACGGAGAAGTACCTCCGTGGCACTATTGGCAGTGCATTGCATACATGGCAATGACAGGCCGTAAGAGATGGTATCTCGCAACGCATCAGGGCAACTCAAAGTTTTACATCATCACGATTCCAAGAGACGAAGAGAAGATTGATGAAATGCTTGATGCATGCACTGAGTTCTGGAAACTTGTAGAGAACGGTACACCGCCGGAAATTGATGACAGCGAAAGCACAGCAGACACGCTGGCGCGGATGTACCCGGAAGAGTATGCAGGAAAGGTTGTCGACCTTGAACCACAGGAAGACACATTGATTGCCTTGCTTGAACTCCAGTCACAGGAAAAGGAACTCAAAAATCTGAAAACAAAATACCAGAACGAGATCAAAGCTTTAATGGGTGACGCAGAAAAAGGCCAGTCACCGCAGTTTGAAGTTTCTTGGAAGACAGACAAGCGCGGAACAAGAACGTTCCGTTTCAAGGAAAAACCGCTTTAAGAAACAGAAAAAGGTCATGGGTTTACCTCGGTGCATTGCGCCTTAAACACCGCATATCAATACGCTACAGCGCAATCTAGAACACCGCAGGACAACGCAAAGCATAACAAGAAAGCACATTAAAAGGCACACCAAGACAGTGCATCGAGCTAAGCCTATGACCTTCAAAAAAGAAAAGGAGAAAAAATGACAGAAATCAAAGAAGTTAAAGTACCGGTCGCAAAGACCGCAAGCAACACCAACGCGGTAGAAAAGGCATCTCAGAAAACCGCAAAACTCACATTCAGTGCATATATGAACGCAAACAACGTTCAGAACGCTATCAAGAACACATTACAGACAACGGCAAGAACACAGACATTCACCAGTTCCCTTATCAGTGCATATAGCACTAATCCGGCGCTCAGAGAATGTGAGATGGGTTCTGTTGTATCTGCTGCGCTTCTCGGTGAAAGTCTGAACCTCTCACCGTCTCCGCAGCTCGGAAATTTCTACATGGTGCCTTTTAAAGACACGAAGTCCGGCACTACAAAGGCTACCTTTGTTCTGGGCTGGAAGGGCTACTACCAGTTGGCTCTCCGTTCTGGACAGTACAAGAACATCGATGCGGTTGCGGTCAAGGAAGGCGAACTGAAATCGTACAACCCGATTACAGGTTCAGTTGAACTTGAACCGATTGAAGATCCGCGCGAACGCGAGAAGGCAAAAACCATCGGCTATTTCGCATTCTTCGAATTGCTCAACGGATTCCGTAAGGAAATGTACTGGAGTAAGGAACGCATGGAAGAACATGCACTCAAGTATTCCAAAGGTTACAAGGCAAAGAAGGGTTATACATTCTGGGAGAAAGACTTCGATGTAATGGCAATTAAGACAATGTATCGCCAGCTGATCGGTAAATACGGAATCATGTCTATCGAGATGCAGAAGGGATATGTTGCGGACGGTGCCGCCAATCCGATTAACGTAACCGGTGATGAGAACTCTGAACCTGTTTACTTCGATTCTCCAGACACGTTTGATGCGGATTTTTCCGTAAATGACGAAACCGGAGAGGTTAAGGATGGCGAATAAGCCTTACGTTGTAGGGATTGATCCGGGAAACGAGCGCAGCGCGTTCTGTCTCGTTTCTCCGGACCTGCGTCCGCTCGCTTTCGATAAATGTCGTAACAGGCTGACAAAACAGGAACAGGCGGAACTTACCGAGATGACCGGACTCGAAGACATTTCGCGGGAGGTTTTCTTCGATGCAATCAAGGAGGCGGTGGAGGATTTCGTTCCGTACGGAGAGGTTCCAACATTCGTTATCGAAGGCATCGAGAACTTCGGAATGCCAGCCGGTCGCTCATTGTTCGATACCGCAGAATACATAGGAAGACTGTCTCAGATGATTGAGGAAAAGTTCGATGTAGAGCCGTTCAAGGTATACAGGCATGAGGAAAAAATGACGATATGTCATAACCCCCGTGCCAATGACGCAACGATTAAACGTGCGTTGGTAGACAGATTTGCTCCTAATACTCCGAATTACGGCAAGGGAACAAAGAAAAATCCTGGATTCTTCTATGGATTCAGTGCTGACTGTTGGAGCGCATTCGCACAGGCGGTAACGTATCACGACAAGTATCTCAGCGATGATCTACACCTTGAAGATTTGCCGTTTTGAAGGGATAGAAAGGAGAAAAGATGCAGAGAAAAATTCCGATTGAATGGTTGGAAGAATGGGCAAAAATCACCGACAACGAAGAACTCGTGGAAGTGCTGATTGGTGATTGGACAAAGGAATGGTTTGACAAGCCGTTCAGTTTCTCAGAAGACAAGCTCATTCGTGATGATGTGATTCTTCGGACACACAATGTAGATAATCAGTTTGATCCTGATTTGCGGAGACATTATTTCGTATTACTCACAGCGGAAGATTATGACGCTGAAAAAGATATCACTCGCGAGACGGTTCTGTATCAAGGCATTCAGCATTTCACTCAGAAGGAACTGACAGAGTTTGGAAGAGCGCAGACAGTAACGAAAGTCGGAGACCATGAACGTGTGTACTTCACGGTTTATCCGAGAGAGTTCACAATGTTTGAATGCTTTCACAACGAATACGCCAGCGACAATTTGCAGAAGAATACAAAGGTGTCCGGAGACGGGCAGATCGGGTTCAAGTTATGACTGAGACAGAGAAGATTCTCCGGAAGGAAATCATGAAGCTTGAGTTACAGGTGGAGGATCTGAAGCGCAAGGTTAAGGTTGCCAACGATGCGAATTATGCGCTCTATCTTCAGAACCAGGACTTATCGCATTACATCAAGCAGATGGAGAATGTGACGTATGACTGACGATCTTCAACTTGATATTTTCGGAAACGAAATCCCGGTAGAGCGGATAGCGGAAAGGCTTCCACGGGACACTATTAAAAGCCGTTGGAGAAGAATGTACGGATACGATGAAGCACACCGCTGCGGTGACTGCAAATATCTGTGCAAATACACAACCAACGATAATCATTATTACAAGTGCAATCTCATGGGGATATCCTCGTCAGAAGCAACGGATATTCATCTGAAAGATGTTGCGTGCAAGAGGTGGGAAGATGCCAATCACAAAAGGAATGATGACAAGTAACACCCCAGAGTGGGCAACACCGCAAAGACTATTTGATGAACTGGATGCGGAGTTCCGCTTCGATTTAGATCCTTGCAGTACACATGAAAACGCAAAGTGTAAGAAACATTACACAAAAGCCGAAGATGGGCTGAAACAAGACTGGACGGGGCACAGAGTGTTCTGTAACCCACCATATGGCAGGGAAATATCCAAGTGGGTAAAGAAGGCGCACGACAGTCAGTGCTTAACGGTAATGCTATTGCCGGCAAGAACGGATACTGAATGGTTCCATAAATATATATATATATATATGCAGAAATCCGATTCTTAAAAGGACGGCTTTGCTTCAATGACGGTGCCGGAAGAGCACCGTTCCCGAGCATGGTTGTCATATTTAGAAACAACACGAAAGAAGGAAAAGAATGGAAGCAAACGAAGCTAAATATCTGATGCGTCTTGCATCGGAAATCAGCAAGCTCGCCAACAGAATTGAACGTCTGAACGAGAGAGTAAATGAATTGTTCAAGTGGAAAGAAGGCGAAGACGCGAAAGCGGAAAGGGAATCTCTTTATGAGATTGTTGACCGGAATGAATCTCTCGACCCGCGGTATGCACACGAAAATCTTCCGATTGGAGAAAAGGAGTTAATCGCCCTTAGAGACGGAAAGATTCTGTATCACACAGACAGCGAGTATGCGTACGCAATCTATTTCGAGGAATACGGATTCGAACCGAAATGGCGTTTATCACAGGAAGACGAGGATTAAAACAATGGCATTTGCAAGCGGAGTTAACATCATCGTCCTGATGGGGACGATCACAACAGACATCAAAAAAATCGAGAAAAACGGAGAGGTTAAGGGATGCCGGTTTATGGTAGGCATTAACCGCAAGCCGGTTCAAAGTAAACAGCCGAACGCACCACAGACACAGCAGACGGATTACGTTCCGTGCGTGGCGTGGGGATGGACAGCAAAGCGCGTCCTCGACAAGTATCAGAAAAAATCTCCGATTGCTGTACTCGGAACGTGGGAGAGCGGTTCCTACACAGACCGTAACGGGAACAAGGTATACACAAATACGTGCAGAGTTAATGAGGTTCAGGACTTCATGAACGGAACCGTTTCGGGCGCAGATAATCGTCAGCCGTACGTTACAGATTACGACCCCGAAACAGGAGTCACAGAGAAGGTTGAATACCCGGAAATCGACCCGGATGATCTGCCGTTCTAAGGAAAATCAAAACAGAAAAGGAAGGATAATCATGGATTCAGTAATTATCGTAGTACTCGTTTCGCTCATCATGGGAGCGGTTGCCGGAGCAGTGGCTGCGGCTGTTGTTGTCGAAGTCAAAACAGAAGAGTTTTCCACAGTAATTCACACCATCAAAACGAATGTGGAAAACCTCGCGGAGATTACTCACATTCAGAATGAAACAGCGCAGAGCACAACAAATATGGCTATGGGGATAAATACCGCGCTTCAGGAGTTTATCACCAAGTACAAAGCTGACAAGATTTGGATGATGCAGTCTCTGAATGATCTCTGGAAAGACTATGACGAGAGACACCCGAAAGAGGTGACTTCCGAAGATGCCGTTGAGGTCAAACCTATCGATGAAAAGGTGGCAACGCCGAAGAAAACGAGACGGCGCAAGCAGGCAGAGGACGAACCGAAGGGAGAAGCAAAACCGGATGACGCAGAATGAAGAACTGGAATACGACCGAAAACGCTGTTCTGAGCTCGCTGAGAGCGCGTTTGACACCTTGGACGATGCGATGCTCGATGTAGACCTTGCGCTCGAGCACGTGGCTACAAAGAGCCTTAAAGAGGCAAAGAAACTTATCAGTAAAGCGATGGATATGCTTGAGATCACGCGGGACGGCGGGGAGTGGTAAGCGATGCCGGAGAGAAGAATGTTTGCAAAGGCAATCGTGACAAGCGATGCGTTTCTCGACATGCCTGCCACAGCCCGCTGCCTGTACTTCACGCTGTGCATGTTTGCGGACGATGACGGGTTCGTAAATAATCCACGATCCGTCATGCGTCAGTGCGGAGCACACGACGATGATATGAAGATCCTGCTCGCGAAAAAGTTTGTGATTTATTTTGACAGCGGGGTGATCGTCATCAAACACTGGCGCATTCACAACTATATCCGGGGAGATAGGAAGCACGAAACAAAGTACAAAGATGAGTTATCTCAACTAACGGTAGACAAAGATGGGAACTATTCACTGCCGGGCAATTGTCAGTCAATTGACGGTCAAGTGGTAGACAAACGGTATACCGAGGATAGGTTAGGTAAGGTTAGTATAGGTAAAGACATTAATAATATATCCCCAAAAATCGCCTCAGATGAGGCGGAGGTAGTACCTCAAAATGAGGTTTGGTTTATGCAATTTTGGGAAAAATACCCCAAAAAGGTGGACAAGGTAACGGCTCGTCGAGCCTTTAAGAAGAAGTGTAAATCGCCTCAAGACCTCAAATTGATCCTCGAAGGTCTCGACAGATGGATTGCCTTCTGGAAGGATCCGCAGTACATCCCGTATCCATCTCGATGGCTTAACGCTGAAATGTACAACGATAATCCAACAAGCGCAGAGGATGCAAATCCTCTCGGATTCCTGCCGTTCTAAAGAAGGGAGACGAAGAGCATGACAGAAGACGAAATGAAAGAAGTGATTAACATCTTCTACGTGACATATCCTGCTTCCTTCGATAAGTGGAGCAAAAATCAATTCGCTGTAGCAAATAAAGTGTGGGCTGACTTCTTCCAGCACATCCCGTACGCGATCGTGATGAAGGCAGTCAAGCAGGAGATATCCGAGAACAGAACGAACTTCGCACCGAGTGTCGGTCAGATCATGTTCCGGGTAAAGGAGTTGATCTCGGTCTATAACGCAGACTCGGCATGGGCTGATGTTTGTTACATCGTAAGGGCTGTGGATTTCGAAGGGATACCGGCAGCAGTCAAGGGACTGGACGATATCTCGAGACAGATCATTACAAGCAGAGACATTCAGCGGATGAAGGAATCTGCAGGAGCACTCGATAAAGAGAGACCGCGATTCTTCGCGATGTACTCGAAGCTGAAAGACACGAAGGAGGCAGAAGCGGTCGAGTCGGGAGACTTGATCTCCATATCCAGTAACGACAGACTGCTCAGCCTCGGAGCCAAACAATCGGAACTGCAGATAGAGATGAAGCAGGAGAGTGAAGGCTGATGGGGAAGATATCGCCTATGGATACCCTAAATCCCATATATGAGTATTTGCCGTACTGTGTGGTGATTGAGCAGAAGGACAGGGAGATTATTTACAGTTACAAAAGAACATATCCTCCGTTTCCGTGGAAGCGGGACGGAGATCCTCACGAAACGGAAGATCCGATCGAGTTTATCAATGCATGTGCACAGGCCGGCCTTGTCCGGTGGGAAACGAAAGAACAGGAGAAGGAGCGGTTATACCGCGAGAGACCCTACGGCGAATCCGCTCCTGTCTCTTGGGACGAGTATCAGAGGCTGAAAGGAAATTCATGATGAAAGAAGAAAAACACATGTCACAGGCAAGCGCAACCGCGATCAATATTTCGAAATTTGTGTTTGTTGTTGTGCTGCTTATCATTCCGCTGATTGTTGGAAAATTCTTCGGAATCGTTGCGGAGAGGTTTGCGTATGGGATGGTCATTTGCGTTATTTCTTTGAAGTATATCGAGTATGCCATCAGGCTTGACGAAATCGAAGTGATGTTTGAAAAGGCGTTCAAAGAATCGGAAAGGAAGATGAAGGATCATGACCAGGCTTATAGACGCTGACAGTTCGATTGAAAAACTGAACACATTCAATGACCGCGTTCATGGAGACACACACTTCATCTGTGGCATCGAATCGGCTAAAGAAATCATCCAAAACGAGCCGACTGTAGAAGCAGTACCGTTGTCAGTGGTTCGTAAAGCGGCAAAGAAACTTGCGTATATTCATCAGCAGATTGATTTGTATGGCGATAGACCCGATTTACATGAAGAAGAATATTGGCTTGAGTATCTGATGGACGAGGAATGGAAAGATGAAGAGATTGATTGACACACAGGATGCATTCAATGTGTTGACTGATTATTACCATCACCACACATCCGCTCAGCACTTGGCATTGGAGGAAGCATTGAACAAAGTGCCGACCATAGACGCAGAACCCGTTCGACATGGGAAGTGGGTATTTAACCCTAGTGATGCATTAGAAGCGATGTTCGCAAAACCAAAGTGTTCCGAGTGCGGATTTGAAAGTGCTGACGGTGGGAATTACTGCCCGAACTGCGGAGCAGATATGAGAGGTGAAGAATGAGAATTGAAACGGTTGAACAATACCGAGAACGCATGATACAAGCGTTTCACAATGCGGATTGTGATAATTTAATTGCCGTTGTTGTTCTTCCAACCGAAAAAGAGTTTCAGCATCTTGAGTGGTTGCTAAAAAAGGAATATGTTCCGTATTGGCATCTGCATAGAGAGGAGAGAAGAATGACCGAAATAGTTGAATGGAGAAACATTAAAGGGTATGAGGGTTATTACCAAGTTAGTAATTATGGGCAGGTAAGATCGGTTGACAGAACTTTACATGTGAAAGACGGTTGCAGAGAGTATGACAAAAAACTATTAGGTAAGCATATGCGACAGTATCTACACAGTAATGGGTATAAGGTTGTCCCTTTGACTAAAGATGGAGTTTGCGAAACATTATTTGTACATAGGCTTGTTGCCGAAGCGTTCATTCCTAATGTAAATCAACTTCCGTTCATAAATCATAAAGATGAAGACAAAACAAACAATTGTTATCTGAACTTAGAATGGTGTACGTGCCAATACAATAACTCATACGGTAATAAGCCAAAAAGACATTCAAGAAAAATGCAAGGTAGGAAATTGACCGAAGAGCATAAGCACAAAATCTCCGAAAGTATAAGAAAGCATTATGCAGAAAGGAAAGACAATGGCAAAGTTTCCAACGATTGAAGAATTTGCCCAGCAGGTCAAAGAAAGGGTGCTTGCAGAATGTCTGATTGACGGTGAACCGCTAGGTGAACTGATTGATAGCGGTGATCTTGTACATGTTTGCAGATGCAAGGACTGCAAGCATAGACCTCATAGGAACAAGGACGGCTTCGTAATGCCGCCAAGAGTTCAAGTCGGCGTATATGCTTGGGGAGAACCTGAATACGATGATGACGATAGTTGTCCGTATGTTTGTGATGATCGTTGGTACAGCCGTATTCCAAGCGATGAACAATATTGCGACATGGCAGAACCGAAGGAGACAAACAAGTGAGCAGGGTCAACATAGCAGAACGCAGAAGGAAGATGCGGGATATGTATGAGGAGGGATACTCCCTGCAGGAAATCTGCGATGAACTGGGGTATAAGACAACAGACTACGTCGAGTATGCCCTGCGGAAGATGGGCGTTTATCGGGCAGATGAATTCGGCATCGATGTTCCAAAGGTCAAAGCACTGAAAGCTGCCGGATGGACGATGCAACAGATCATCGCAGAATTCGGTCATCGCTACACCGCAACAGAGATTAACAAGGCACTGGCACTTGAGCGGGAGAGGAGGAAACAGAAACCCGATGGCTAAGAGAAATCAGAACACAGAACCGGCAGAGGGATATTCAAAAAAGTTTCTCGAGTACTCCCGCGCAATCAAGCCTAAATTCAAGATCAACCCAAACGATGTGGACGAGATGAAGAGGCGGTTCGTAAACTACTGCAACAAGACAGAGGAGTACGACATGCATTTCCTGAACCGATCATGCTACAAGGCACTTGGTCTCTCATCCGATCAGATCAAGGCGTATACGGGTCTGAAATACACAGATAACCCGGAGCGGGGAGACTTTCTGAATGAGGTTCTCGACTTCCTCGCTTCATATCGTGAGAACGCAATCGCTGCCGGACTGCTGTCGCCTATTCCCGGCATCTTCATGCAGAAGAACTACGACAACATGAAGGATGTGCAGGAGGTCAGCGTCTCGCGGGCGACAGAAGATATCCAAGATATCAAAGCGATTGCCGCCCGGTACCAAGATGTCATTGATGTCGAGTTCAAAGCCAAGGAAAGAAAAAAGATCCCCGTAAAAACGGGGAGACCGGCAGATCCGGTAAAAGCAGAACGCAGAAAGGAGACAGATGGAGGAGAACAGAAGGGTAAAGATTCCGAAAACAATCGTGCTGGATGACGAGTTTATGATACGGGCGGACGATTACGGTATGACTCTGATCCGTCAAGGGATAGCCAAAAGCAAGAAGGACGGGGTCGAGCATGAGACCGTCCGTGTGGTCGGGTATTTCTACGACATCGAGACAGCCTGCAAGGAATACGTGAGGCAGATAGAGCGTATCGCTGTCACAGAGCGCGATGTAGGCTCCGTAAAGCAGATGGTGGATACTTTATGCAGGGAAGAGGAAAGGTTGGCTAGAATCGCCTCTATCGTTGCGAGAGAGGGTTTCGAGAAACAGGCAAAATAAAAAAGCGGGAGAAATCCCGCTTTTCTGTTTGTCTGAGGTACATCCTGGAGGGACGGTTTATGAGTTGAACGCCATCGTGACTGTGAAGGAAGGGGCTTTCTCCTCTACCTTCCAAGAGTGAGAGAAGGCTTCCAAGGAATCATCGTCGAGGTAGGCTCCTTGGAACCTCTGAATCTCTCCATCCTTCAACAGCATCGCGTCTCCGCGCCCTCTCAGCTTCTCAGCACCGGAGACCCCAAGGATCAACTGCGATTCAGACCACTTGTCTACCTTGAGGCAGATCCGGGTCGTGATGTTCGCCGTTATATTGCGACTGATAATATCGGCGGTCGGATGCTGAACGGCAACGATGAGATGGATCCCGGCAGCCCTGCCGAGGAAAGCGATGTTCGCGATCAGATCCTGAACCTTCTTTCCTCCTTGGAAGACGAGTTCCGCGACCTCATCGATGAAGACATACAATTTCCGCCCGTCCCACTTCCGCTTACGCCTGTTCTCCATGTCCTTGTACCGCCGTTCCATCTCCTGCCGGATATCAGACAGGGCAGAAATTGCCTCGGAGATGTCTGTGATGATCGGTCTCCGCAGGAGGGGGAGTCCTGAGTAGAAGGGCTTGAACTCGATCCGCTTCGGGTCGATGATGATGAACTCTGCTGTGCTCGGTGTGTTTCTGAGCAGAAGCGAGGCGATCATGTTGTGCATCACGACAGATTTGCCGGAGCCGGTCGTACCGGCAACGAGCAGATGCGGACATTCCGCGATGTCGATCAGAACCCCATCAGCCAGTGCGACTGTTGAGAGGGGAGACCGGGCGAAATCTTCGTTGTAGACTGCATCGTGCAGTGAGGGAGGCAGAAGGTCTACCTTCGGGGTTGTGTAGATATAATTTGACATAGTATGGTTTTTCCTTTCCTTTTTTGCTTTTCGATCAGTGTTTCTGTTCTGCTTTTTTCTTTGCTCTGAAGCGCCTCTGAGCTTCGCGGGCATACTCCCGAACTTTGTCAGCGGTTTTTGGGTCCTTGCGGTATTTCATCATCCGTTCGCGGTGCTTCTCTTTGTCTTCTTCGTACCGCTGACTAAGTTTTGCAGCATACCTGCAGAAGGACTCGATCACATCGCGGTCATCTCCCGCGAACTCGTCAAGGTGTTTCCAGATGACCTTAGAAGCGCTCAGAACCATCTGTAAATCTTCTGTGGTTATATATAACATGTTATCCTCTCCTGTAACTTGTGTTGTTTAGTCCCGGCTGACGATCTCGTAATCGTCTTTGTTCTTCCTGCCGATAATCAGCCAGTATTTCGGAGAACCGTCCGCGTTGCGCTCGTCTGATGTGAAGGCGTGCTCACCGCAGAAGCTTGTGATGGTTCCGGAAGCAATCACTGTTTCCTGCGTCCTGTTCCACCATTCCCGCGTGCTTGCGGGCTTGCTGTGTTTGAATTTGAGCACTACGTGACCGGACAGCGTATCTTCCTTTTCTTCCGGCTTGAAGTCCGGGCAGAAGCTGGCGCGAGCTGATTCGATATCGACCGAATAGAAGACGGTGCGGTTGTAGAACTTGCTTGTGTGATGCAACGACGACCGGCGCAGAACTGCGGCTTTCAGTTCGTCCACCTTCATTCCGTCGGCTGCCTCCAGTGCTGACAGCGGGAGCTCTCCCGCCAAATATGCCGCGTCGAGCTCGTCCATGATCGCTGTTTTTGTCCACTTGGACAGCGGTTTTTCGCCGTTCTCGTAAGCGGAGACCGCGTTGTTGCTCATGCTGTAACCTTTGTATCCTGCCATTGTATATACCTTCCTTTCTTTTTGCTCCGATCAGGCAGAAACCCCGAAGAATGCCGCCACCTGCAGCCGGACCCGCTCCGCAAGCTCCACGGTATCCGCGGGCATTTCGTCCCGGTATTCCAGAATCTCGGAATCAATCCACCCGAGAATGTTTTCCGGGTTGTTTTGGACGTCGGACAGAACGTCGTCTATCATGCCGTCCTCAAAGTCGTACGGGTCCATATCACGGCACAGGGCGATGATATCGGAAGCCATGGTGGCAGAAGACACCGCGCCAGGGTTGGCGGGTAGATCAGCCCGCACAGCTTCGGAGCCGTTCGGCTGTTCTGAGGTGCGGAACTCCGCTCCAGGCCTTTTTGTATAACGGGCATATC